CCCGGTACTATCCAGCACCAGGGGCTTAAGTGAAAAAGGAGAACAAAAAGAACAGAATAGCAGACAGCACCTGCACGCCATCCGCACCCCGTTATATATAAACCGGTGAACCACTCCGGCTTATGCCAAACTAATTAGATTTAACTGATAGGATTTTAATGGCTTCCGGCAGCACCAGGGCTATGTCAGTTCTGAATATTGCCCTAAATGCGGTGGTATCTTTATAAAAACCTGCGCTATCATTACGCTGGATGTCGATGCTGGCCTTGTCAGCGATATATACGCCTTTCTGGAAGTCTCCAACCATCAGCGCATCAGTTCCAGCTACCAGGGTTCCCGGGAATTCATCAGTAATTACCAGGGGTCGCCCCAGCAGGGTGTTACCTACTCCACTG